GATGGCGAACGCGCCAAGGCTGCTCTTAAACGATGGAAGTGCTAAACATGAAATCTACCAAACCCGGCCTCTATGCCAACATTCACGCCAAGCAGGAGCGCATCAAAGCTGGCTCTGGCGAGAAGATGAACAAGGTTGGCAGCAAGGCAGCGCCTACTGCCAAGGACTTCAAAGACTCGGCCAAGACGGCTAAGAAGAAGTAAATGGCTGACTACACGGGTATCAACAAGGTTGGTCAGGTTGCCAATGTTGGCGGGGGGCCGGGCGAGCAGGACGACCAGCGCGATATGTTGGCGACGATGCGCTCACGCTTGACAATGGCTGTGGATGCCTACAGCGACTCGCGCAGCAACGAACTGGATGATCTGCGGTTTATGGCGGGTAGTCCGGACAATCAGTGGCAATGGCCTGCTGACGTACTGGCGACTCGCGGGGCCGTCCAGGGGCAGACCATCAACGCCCGTCCTTGCCTGACTATTAACAAGCTGCCGCAGCACGTTCGGCAAGTCACCAATGACCAGCGCCACAACCGTCCAAGCGGTAAAGTCATCCCTGCCGACGAGATTGGCAATACGGAAATGGCGGAAATCTTCAACGGCATCGTGCGGCACATTGAGTACATCAGTGACGCCGACACGGCCTACGACACGGCTTGCGAGAACCAGGTTACCTACGGTGAAGGTTACATTCGCGTACTGACTGAGTACTGCGACGAGAATAGCTTTGACCAAGACCTGAAGATTGGCCGGGTTCGGAATTCATTCTCGGTGTTCATGGATCCCGCTATCCAAGACCCATGCGGTGCGGATGCGCGGTGGTGCTTTGTCACGGAGGACGTACCCAAGGACGAGTACGAGCGCCTGTACCCAGATGCCGCGCCGATTAGCAGTTTGCAGTCCCTTGGCATTGGCGACCAAGACCTGACGCAATGGCTGCGGGATGAGACGGTTCGGATTGCTGAGTATTTCTACGTAGAGTACAAGCCTGAGACGCTGAACTTGTACCCCAACAACATCACGGCGTTCAACAACACGCCTGATGACAAGCAACTAAAGGCACTCTACGGCAAGCCGCTAAAGAACCGGGTTGTGCAGCGGCAGAAGGTTTGCTGGGTCAAAACCAACGGTTACGAGGTGCTGGAGAAACGCGATTGGGCTGGTAAGTACATTCCCATCGTGCGCGTGGTTGGCAACGAGTTTGAGGTTGACGGGCAGATTTATGTCTCTGGTCTGGTGCGTAATGCCAAGGACGCCCAGCGTATGTACAACTACTGGGTGAGCCAAGAGGCTGAGATGCTGGCCCTGGCACCCAAAGCCCCGTTCATTGGCTACGGTGGTCAGTTTGAAGGCTACGAGTTGCAGTGGAAGACTGCCAACACCACCAACTGGCCGTATCTGGAGGTCAATCCAGACGTTACAGACGGCGCTGGCGCGACTCTGCCACTACCCCAACGCGCCCAGCCTCCAATGGCGTCCAGCGGACTTTTGCAAGCCAAATCTGGCGCTTCTGAGGACATCAAAGCGGCCACAGGGCAGTACAACGCTAGTTTGGGCATGGGCGGCAACGAGCGCAGCGGAAAAGCCATTCTTGCCCGGCAGCGCGAGGGTGATGTTGGCACTTACCACTATGTTGACAACCTGGCTCGGGCCATTCGCTATGTAACCCGCCAACTGGTGGACATGATCCCCAAAATCTACGACACCCAGCGGGTGGCTCGGATTATTGGCGAGGATGGCGTTACCGACATGGCAAAGATTGACCCGTCGCAGCCGGAGCCGGTCAAGCGGATTGTTGACCAGCAGGGCATTGAGATTGACAAGATTTACAACCCCAACGTCGGCAAGTACGATGTGGTGGTGACTACCGGCCCAAGTTACAGCACCAAGCGGGTGGAGACTCGGGAAGAAATGGCAAACCTGCTGCAAGGCAACCCGCAACTGTGGGCTGTGGCTGGCGACCTGTTTGTCAAGAACATGGATTGGCCTGGTGCTGACGAGTTGGCTAAACGGCTGGCTAAGACCATTGACCCCAAACTCATGGGTGATGACAACGACCCAGCCCTGCAAGCTGCCAATATGCAGATGCAGGCTATGGGTCAGGAAATGCAGCAGATGCAAGAAATGCTGCAAAACGTCCAGCAGTCAATGGAAGCGCAGACGCTGAAGGTCAAAGAATTTGAGGCCGAGGTCAAGGCATACGATGCTGAAACCAAGCGTATTAGTGCGGTGCAGGCCGGTATGACTGAGCAGCAGATTCAAGACATTGCCATGGGCGTGGTTGCCGCGGCAATGGAATCGCAAGGCGGTCAAATGCCGGATATGCCAGAGCAGCAGATGGACGTTGAAGGAGCCATGCAATGACCGCCGCGCAACTGATGGGCATATTGTTTTTAGGCCGTAACGTGGCCCATTCGGTGCATTTGAACACCCGCAGCTACTCCAAGCACATGGCGTTGAACACGTTCTACGACAGCGTAATTGATGTGGCGGATGCGTTTGCGGAAGCCTACCAGGGCCGCAATGGCCTAATTGGCCCCATTGCTATTCCCGCTGCCAAGAAGACGACCAACATCATTGAGTTCCTGCAAGACCAACTTGCAGAGATCGAAAAGGGTCGATACGATGTGTGCGACAAGTCTGACTCTACGTTGCAGCAACTGATAGATAATATCGTTGAACTGTACCTGACCACCCTTTATAAACTTCGCTTTTTGGCGTAAGGAAACATCATGGCAAACTATATGCAATTGGCCGAAACCAAGCAGGTCAAGGTTGGCGCAGGCAAGCTGTACGGAATTTTTGTTTCCGCAACTTCTAGCGGTACTTTGGTTATTTATGATTCTCAGTCATCAAGTACAGGCGACCCAAAAATTTCCGATACGATCACTTTGACTGCTGGCACAACGTACCTAAACATCCCTGCTGGTTTGTTTTTTAACAAAGGGTTGTACATTGTGCTTGGCGGTACTTCGGCATCATTTACTGTTGCCTACGAATAAAGGTAAATCATGACCGCACTTGCCACGCCACCCAAACTCCAATTTTTGGACGCTAACGGTGCGCCGTTGGTAGGCGGCAAACTGTACACCTACGTTGCTGGTACAACCACCCCACAAGCCTCCTACACCGATTACGGCGGTGGGACTGCCAATGCTAACCCCGTCATTCTAGACAGCCGTGGTGAGGCTTCTGTGTGGCTTGGCACGGCCTTGTACAAGATGGCCTTGTACAGCGCCACTGATGTGCTAATCTGGACGGTGGACAACATTGGCGGGTTTGCTACTTTGGCGCAATTAGCAGCATCTGGTGGGTCTAACTTGATTGGGTTTATCCAATCAGGCACTGGAGCCGTGGCTACGACTGTGCAGACCAAGCTGCGTGAATCGGTTTCGGTGAAGGACTTCGGCGCAGTAGGCGACGGAGTTACTGATGACACGGCTGCAATTCAGGCGGCAGTTAATGCCGCAGAAGCAAACAGAAACAATGAGATTGTTTTTCCAGTCGGTAATTATGTAATTACCAGCACCATCGTAATTCGCGGCGGGATTAGGCTAATTGGTCAAGGCGCTATGGGCGCTCAGACTGGACAAGGTACTGTGCTTACGCACAACGTCAACACAGTAAATATGCTTGTTTGGGATGGTAATGGCGTTGCTGCTTATGGCGTTGGCGGTGGTATCTTCAATATGCAGTGCGTCAAGGGTACGGGTTTCTCTGGTGGCGATGCAATCAAACTTCTTGCAACAAGCGACAACTATCGTCCGGGTGAGTTCACTATTGAAAATGTCCTTGTTTGGCAGGGCAATGGCGGGAATTGGTCAAGAGGTTTGCACGTCGATGGAACGGCAGCAAACACCCCCGGCAGCAAAGGTGTGCGGTCTATCAAAATGGATAAGTTTCGCGTGGGCGACTGTTCTGTAAATAATGAGTACATCTATCTTAACCAAGCCGTTCACGTTGTAAGTGAATATTTGCAGATTGATACAGGCAGTGGAACTGGTACTTGTGGGATGACCATTGCCGCCGATTCCGATAATATTGTTCTCAATGGTTTGATTTTGAACGGCAATCTAATCATTGGCGGTTCAAGTGCAATGAATGTTGTTCTTAATGGACGCGTGTCGGTATTGGATGTTAACAATACGCTAGTGCAGGGTTCTGCAAATATTCAAACTACATCAGCCACAAGTGCCGCATCAAACTTTAGCGTTGTTTCTAATGTAAATGACGCATTTCTTGCGGTTCTTACTTCTAATATTTCTGATGTAACTGGCGACAACACAAATTATTCAGTTGCTTTTGATACTGAAATTTACGATAAAAACAGTTCGTTTTCTTCTACCACTTTTACTGCAAAATTGTCCGGCAAATACAGTTTTAAATGGTGCTTTGGTTTTACAGGATTAACGGCAAGTCACACTCGGCAAGACAGTGGAATCCTGCACAGACGCGGTGGATCTACCATCAATTCAGTAACTAAAGTTTCTAACCCTTATGCACAAGGCTCAAATTCAGGGTTAAATTTTTCAGAGGCCGGTTCAATTGATTTGCTGGTTTTGGAAGGTGACACTGTGGTTATGAACACAGCTGTTTCTGGCGGCGCTAAAGTAGTTGATTTGCTTGGGACAGCTGGCACCCGATACACTTGGTTTGCAGGTGTATATCTACCATGACCCACACCGCCACCGGCCTAATCCTCTGGTATATGCGCCTCTGCGGCTTCCACGGCTGGACGTCGTTCTGGGGCAGCATCTACCTTGCCCCCGGCTACGAGATGCACCAAGCCCTGATCCGACACGAGCGCAAGCACCTTGAACAGATGCAGCGCGATGGCAAACTGATCTACCTCATCAAGTACACGTACTGGCTGCTGCGCTTTGGTTACTGGAATAACCCGTATGAAGTTGAGGCTCGCGCAGCGGAATGATTTTTTGGCATAATAGCCCCGTACTGGCTCGGTAAACCAGGGAATCTCAGGATTCAAAATGTCAGAAGTAGAGCAATCAGCGGAATTAGCCCCCGCGTCGGAACTGGAAGCCACGGCGGCCACACCAGAACCTGTAGTTGAAACGCCGGAAGTTGAGGCTCCCAAGACATTCTCGCAAGAGGAACTTGATGCCGCAATTGGAAAACGTCTCGCAAGAGAGCAGCGAAAGTGGGAACGAGAGCGACAGCCTGCGCCACCAGTGGTAGTGGACTTACCTCCGCAAGATCAGTTTGAGTCGGTTGATGCTTACGCAGAAGCCAAGGCTTATAAGCTGATTGAGCAGCGGGAAATCCAGAAACAGCAAGCTGAGATTCTTGATAACTATCATGAGCGTGAAGAAGCGGCTCGGTCTAAGTACAGCGACTTTGAACAAGTTGCCTACAACCCGAACCTGAAAATCACAACCGTGATGGCGCAGACGATTCAATCGTCGGATATTGGGCCTGACTTGGTTTATCACCTTGGCTTAAATCCGAAAGAGGCAGATCGTATTTCTCGACTAGCGCCTATTTTGCAAGCGACAGAAATTGTACGGCTTGAGGCTAAGTTAGCCAATAACCCCGTCCAAAAACGCACTTCTGGTGCGCCTGAACCGATTTCACCAGTCACCGCCCGAGGGGTGGGTTCTGGGTCTTACGACACGACTGATCCACGGTCTACCAAGACCATGACAACCAGTCAGTGGATTGAGGCCGAAAGAGCAAGGCAAGTGAAAGCGCAACAAGCGCGTAAGTTTTAATTTGTTTTTAAGGAAATATCGTGGCTAATAGCATTCTTACCATTGACATGATCACCCGGAAGGCTCTCGAAATTCTCGAGAACAACCTTGTGATCACCCGCAACGTGAACCGCCAGTACGATGACAGCTTTGCTGTTAACGGTGCCAAAATCGGCTCTACCCTGCGTATCCGCCTGCCTGACCGCGCTTTGGTTACTGACGGTGCCGCTCTGCAAGTTCAGGACGACAACGAGCAGTTCACAACCCTTACCGTTGCCAGCCAGAAGCACATCGGCGTGAACTTTACCTCCGCCGAACTGACCATGCAGTTGGACGACTTTGCAGACCGGGTGTTGAAACCCCGTATCTCGCAGTTGGCCTCCAGCATTGACGCAGACGTTGCCAACGCCTACAAGTCGATTTACGCCACTGTTGGCACTCCTGGCACCACGCCATCTACTTCTTTGGTGCTGTTGCAAGCCCAGCAGAAGCTGAACGAAAACGCTGCCGTGATGTCGCCGCGCTACGCTACCGTCAACCCT